CTCTCCATTTTCACAGGACATAATGATTACAAGTTTTTTGACGGCGATGCCAGTCAGTTCGTATAACATACAAGCATAACCAGCTGCTTGTACGAAATAACTATCAATCCATTCTCTAGGTTTAGGTTCCTTGGAAGTTTTGAAGTCAACTATGGCGAGTTCACCATTGTACTCTGCAATGCAGTCAACGGTTCCTGCTACACCTAGTTGTTTACTATATAGGGATCTTTCTAGAGCATGGATTCTATTCAATTTGTTTAGTTCAGGTTTTGCAAACTTGAACATAAACTCTGATAGTGGTTGTTTCTCTGGTAGTTGTTCATTCTTTAGGTAATGTTCAACCAGTGTGTGCATATCAGTCCCACGACTTGCTGCACGACTAGAAATTTTGTTTGCTTCTGCATCACCAACCTTGCGGCGCCACTTTGCAATAGATTTTCTGGATTGAAACCCAGTGACTGTTGTGATGGAAACTAGTTTAGTGACATCATCATTTGGTAGTCGATAATATCTTTTACCATCGATCTCCTCACGTTTGAGTTTATCAGGTAAATCGATGGTTACATGTTCAAACATTAAAATCCTGCTTCAATTTTTGCAACCAAGTAACTTCGGACTAAACCAGAACGAACAATGTCTTGGATTTCAAATTCAATACAACTGAATTCTTCCATGTTTTGAATGATACTCATAAAGTTTAGAATACCATTACGTTCGTTAGTTTTTACTAAGTCGGATTGTACGGCATCACCAGAGAAGATGACCTTAGTATCTTGACCACACCTTGTAATTATACTATCAAGTTCATGAAAATTCAAGTTCTGCATTTCATCTACGATAACAATAGCGTTATCAAGCGTAGTACCACGGATGAAACTAGTAGACCAGAACGAGATGGTTTCTTGTTCCTTTAGTTTATCATACAGAATATCGAAGTCCGAATCAGATGGCATCTCAAACATGTATTGAACCATGTTCTTGTAAGGAATCTGATACAGAGCAGACTTATCATCATGGTCCCCAGGAAGGAAACCAATCTCTCTCGTTGCTACAAGAGATCTTACAATGTAAATCTTCTCATACGGAGTGTTCTCATCTAGTACAGACTTTAGTGCGAGATATAATGCAACAAAAGTTTTACCCGTACCAGCACAACCATACAGACAAAGGTTCTTATCCTTTGTCCATTCTTCAAACACTTTATCCTGAGTAGGAGTCAGTGGTGTGATATCAAGGAGTTGATCACTATTGATTGGCTTCTTACGACGCATTACTTTTGCGCTAGTATCAGCAAGAGATTTTTTCTTTCTAGGCATAATTTTAGTTAGACTTCAAAGGTTGCGCCAGGGTGATGATTTTTGATATTCGTAAGAACATCTTTGAATCCACCATCAACTTTAGTTTTCCATTCACCAACTTCGGCGACACCTGCACATCCTGCGGACCAATCTTTGTCCCAGTCAGGATTCTCATCCTTCCAGTCACAGTATTCTTTCATAGTCATGCGGAGAGTTTGTTTCTTTCCAGTCACTTTGTTGACAACAGGGTAAGTAGGCATAGTTTCAAATGGTGTAGTTTTATTTAGTCTAAAGGTCTGATAAACATTTTAGATACCATATCAGTGGATTCAAGTTTATCCTTCATATATTCTACCGCAGCTTCTGGGTCAGTGTGATCACCACAAGTAAAAGCATCACATACTGCCATACCTTTTTCTGGCCATGTATGAATGCTGATGTGAGAATCTGCAAGCATAGCAATACCAGTAAGTCCTTGGGGATCAAACTTATGCACAGTCAGATCAAGAAGAGTTGACTTGGATTTTTCTGCTGCACGATACAACATCATCCGCATAAACTCTTTGTCTTCCATGAGATCTACATTACAGTTTTTTAAAGTAAATAGAATGTGTCTCATTGGTTATACCCAATCTGGTTTTCTGGATGGGTCACGTAGATAATTAGATGCAACCCAAGGTTTACTGCTAATGTACATTTTGTAAGCAGTAAAAGTATCAATGCTTGTGTCAAGTTTAAACTCATCGGGCATTGCTCTTGCGAAATTTTGTGCTTGGGTGTGATATATGATTGGTTTGTCTGCTTTGCGATGAAACGTTTTCTTTGCTTCAAACAAAGCATGACTACATGAATGTACCTTGTTATATCTATGTGTATATTCCATACACAATGCAGTACCGTGGGCAATCAACCATGCAGTATTGTATATATTCTCTGCGGCCCACTTAGTACAAGGGTGATTACGGAATGCACCTTTCTTAGTAGCATAGGGTTCACCATTTATTCTATGAATAGGACCCCAATCGAAATACCATGATGAGTATATAATCGAAAGCATCTGACAACACTCAAGAGGCATTTTGACAATGTGTTTGTCTGGAAGAATTTGTGCAGATTTAGATGGACTTTGACTAGTAACAAAAATGTTCATAGGTAATTCATAATAATGTTCCACCTACACTTTGCATCAGTGCATGATGTAGATGCATGTGGGATAGAAGGATCAAAAATCAAAAGTCGATTTTCAACGCTGTCTACAATATCCTCTCCATTATTCAGTATAGTATAACCGTCACAGGTATTCAAGTAGTATAAGAAACCCTTATGTGTGAAATCATAATCTGTATGTAGATCATGTTTTACAAGTTCCTTGGTTCTGGGATAACAATTAATCTTTGATCTCAGAATGGCTTTACAATCAATGATATCGTCGTGACTAATTAACAGTTTTAAAATATCGAAGTTATTACTAGTTGGTCCATAGTCTCTGTAAAGAGTATGAGCAAAACTAATCTCATCCGATCTTTCCTGATCAGTAACCGTAGTGGTCTGATAGTACATTGGAAAATTGGAATTGATGATTACATCCCTGAGCTGTGTGAACAGTTCTTGGGGAAGGAAATCATCATAGATCATGTATTCCATTCGAGTGCTTCAGAAACAGTAGGTAAAACTTCGGTAAAGATGTCGCGACACGCAAGAGCAATGTCCATGTGTTCCTTCTGAGTACCGTGGGCGGACCTGAGATCGATGTAATGGATCCACGACCTAACACTGCCAGTCATGTAGATACGGGTCGGACAAGCGAGAGGCAGCACGAAGCGAGCACACTCCTTGGCGACGCCAACGTCCAAGAGATTTTGATAGAGAGCAGATGCATCTTCAAAATGTTTTTTAATCTTCTCTTGGTAATCTTTAACGAGACCAGGAGGAAGATCATCAGTTGAGTTCTGACGATTTTTAGTATCTTGACGGCGAAGTTCAGGGATCGGAATCTCATCAGTAATCAGACTTACATCTGCATACCTTTGTGAAAATTCCTGATATGTAAAACTACGGTGACGCAAAATTTGAGCTGCAATACCGCGAGTAGTCTCAATCTCAAGTGTCAAGAATGCTTGTTCAAACACAGACCAGTGTTGATGTTTGATGCAGTACTTTAGAAGACCAGCATAATTTGGATTGGGTTGGTTGTTTGGGTTTGATACCCTAGCAACATATCCCATGTGTTTCTCAGCATCAGGTGTGATGGAGACAAGTTTAACCGTCATAGTTTTCTCCGAACATGATATAATTCTAACATTAAGAGCTTGTTATGTCAAGAAAAAACCCCCGTTAGGAGGCTTTGTTTTTCTTTCTTATTTTTTTCAGTCTTTTCATTTCTTCTTTAATATTTTGGTAAGCAGTTTCAGGATCTAACTTACCACCCATTTCCAGAGAAATGATAATTTCCATTCGACGAAGAAACATTACCAAAGCTCTGTCTAGGGATTTCATTTTTTATCCTCTTTTTTTGGATTCCAAAATTTTGGATTGACTCTACCATCAGTTTGATCGAATCGTTGAAAATCTTTACCATATGTATCATAATAAAGATCAAATAATTCTACCTGTTTAGTACAGGTACAGATGTCATAACTTAATTCACCATCTTCAATGTATTGAACCAGATATGCAGTGTAAGGAAGTTTCTTATCCTTTGCTAGTTCTGGATCACATTTCTTGTGGAGAACTGTAACTCCTTTTTTCAACTCCGATTCCCCCATTCAATATCAGGATACGCTTCATCAACACAAGCTTTGGTAATCTTGTATTTCTTCTGAAGATTTTTGTCTTTAACTAGACAAATAAGATTTGCTTCGTCAGCACACAATCCTTCCAGCATTTGAATGAACATTCTCTCGCGAGTAGCCCTTTGCAGAGAATCATTACCACCTTTTACAAAGTGGAATAGTTTACGATACTCTTGAATAAGACGAGTATGTTCAGTACCAACTGGTGCATCATTTTTGTTATAAGGTACATCACCTTCTGGAAGCATAGACAATACACTTGTATCGTAATTCCAGATCAAAATAGAAACTAGTGCATCAGTACGAAGTTCTTTTAGAAGTTTGATCTTTTGTGCTTTAGTTTTAGCATTAGATACTTTCTGTAAAACTTCTGACAGAAGCATTTGATTCTTATCTAATTCAGCCATGGTTTAAAAATCCTCCAAGTTGTTCATGAGTGAAGTCAATTCGTTCTTGACAAAATAGTCAATCGATAACTTTGTTTTATCATTACTATTTAACACTTTAAATTTATCGACAATTTCCATCCGAAGTGTTAACGGCATACAGTCGAGATCAATGAGAGTCTTGTTTCTCTCGTAGTTATCCATCTTCTCCTGTGTGTTGCAGAAGACAGAAGGACTGGCATAAATCCACTTCTCTAGATTCTTTTTACTGATGGGTCTCTGTCGCTTGTTAGTAACAAAGGTATCGTCTGAAGATAAGAAGTTTGGAATACCATCACTACGATCACCTTTGATGATGTGTTCAGCGATGTATTCAATTGGATTGATGTCTTTTACAAAATGTTTTTGAAGAGGGTTGTACTGACTGACAACAGAAAACTTTTTGAGTTGAATAAAATCTTTATCTCCAGAAAGAATTAGAATCTTTTCATCTGATGTGTCTGAAGAGTATTTACATAAAGCACTGATGATGTCATCTGCTTCTGCACCAGATACTTCCATAACAATGTAAGGAAAGTTATCTCGGATCTCATCACGAATCTTATTCAGAACCTCAAAGATTGCGTTCCAATCGTGATTAGATTTTTCTCGATCCTTTTTCCTATTCTGTTTATAAAAAGGGAAATAGTCTTTACGCCAATAGTGTTTACTATCATAGCAAAGAACCATCTCCCCGTATTCTTCCCTGAACTTTCTATTGTAAGATCTCAGGGAATTCAACACCATATGCCGGACTAGTTTTTCATCTAGTTTGTCACCGACTTTAATTTGCATCATCAAATTGCTGATCATGCATTGATTCATGTCAACGAGAATCATGATATTAGTTCATAGGTCTTCGTAATCTTCGTCGTCTTCTGATAAGAAACTAAGTGTTAATAGTTCAGACTGATCGACAGTGCCGTCGGGGTTCAGCATTTCGGGATGTGTCACTGCTTTGGCATATGCAGCGTTATCGATGAAAGCATCGATGTGATCCTTGGCGACCCATGATGTTAGTGTTCCCAGGATAAATGCTCCTAGTACAACGAACACATAAACAGCTATCGTCATTGGTTTACTCCCTGTTAATGTCCAAATAATATAAGAAAGCGAGATGTCCCCCTATAGTTCTATGCTTATTTAGAGACAAGAGTAAACGCAGAAGACTGCGATTGATTTCCCTGTCATTATACTACGGGTTCTGGGTTATGTCAAATAATTTTATTTTCTTGTAAGTAATGTAAGGTGTCTTTGAAGCCACCGATGTATTGGTTGTTGATGTTTACTTGAGGAAACGTAGCATCATCACCAAATTCCATTTGGAACTGTTGTTTGGTGAAATCTTTTTCATACTTGTATTCAAGATAATCAATATCAACGTTGTCTAGTAGCATTCTTGCCCTATCACACCACTGACAATTTTCCTTTGAATAAAGAACTGCTGTTTTTCGTTCAGTCATTAGGTCTACCTCCAATAGCATCCCACATATCTTGTACCATATCCCTAGGTTTTACATTCCTTGTGTGAATATCTTCTTTATGATCCAACCACTTGTCGATTGCTTCTTGTGTAGGAACTTCAATCCTAACTGCAGTGCCTTCTTCCTCAAACTCTTTGTTCATATCAATGTATGTTTGAGGTGTGATCTTAATCTTCTTTGGTTGGTGCATCTTCTGGTACTGATTAGCAGCCAGGTTGTCTAGGAAATCATTAGTCACGTTGCCTCCAATCATCAGGTTTGTCACGTTGAAACCAATCTACAATTTCATCAGCACCGCCGAACCCCGTTCTATGATTGGATGGGTCGGGGTCACCTAGTCCCATCCTATTCATAAAATCATCCATACTACCCTCTTCAATATCTTGGGCAGCTTGACGCCGAGCTTTGTCTAACCAATCTCTAGCGGTGGTATGTGATTTGGCAAGTTTTTGTGCCCATACCATGTCATCCAACTTGACTTCTTCTTTGTTAGCAATCTTTTTGCAGATGAACTCCAGTCGGAGTCGGTACTGAGTTGAAAGCATAGATCAATCTTTTAGTTTGTCTTCTAATTCATTAATACGAGTAAATTCATTATATGCAGACTCTGATCGAGAGTGCAAGATATCAAGAATGTCATCGAGAATGACATCATTCTCAACATACTCGTCTAGATATTTATCTAATGCTTCCTTCAGGTATCTCTTACGAGTCCACTCAGGTGAGTATGGTTTATAGTCCATAACAAAAATCGTTTTCTACATTATACAAAAAAAGGAGAAGGTTGTCAACCCTCCCCGTGATCATGGTTATCAAATTTTGTTTCAAGTTTTGCAACCCGTGTGAGAAGAACTAGGTTGTCTGCTTCTACCTGCTCAAGGCGTTTGCATAATGCCACTACGCAATCGCGTAGTACTTTGATCATTTCTTTTTTCTTCATCAGTCAAGTTCGTAGCAGGCAGATCGTGCCAGTTCTGGATTTGCTTTTAGTGCCCTATGCACATGTCCATGTACATCAGTACTTAAAGTATGATGTGCTCTAGTATGAACAATCTCAATCAATCCCAAACAACCGACTAGTAGTAGGTTGAAAGATGTGACTGGATGAATTAGTACTTTCAGCATAAAAAAAGGGGTCCGTAGACCCCTATATTATATCACACTGTCAAGGGATCAGAAGTTGTACTTCAGACCCAGTTTAGCACCGTATCCACGGTCGATGTCGTCGTCACCAGAACCGATGAAGGAAACTTCACCATAAGCACCCAGAGACTCGGTAACACCGAACCCAAGACCTGCCTTAGCAGAAGGAACAGTATCGGACTCACCACCGTCAGGACTTACCAGACTAGCACCACCTTGGACGTAATATGAAGCGGCGTCTCCAAGGTCACCTTCGTAGCCAACATGGAAATCTGTAACGGCACCGTTGTAGTCAGCACCAGTCCAACCAGCGTTTGTTTCAACGTTTACATATGGACCTGCGAATGCAGCAACAGGGGCAAGAGCGAGAGCAGCGGCAGCTGCGAATGCGGTTTTGATCATTAATTTTACCTCGTAATTATTTTCTCGTAGAGTTTAACCTACGGATGGAAGGGGATTTCGACATCTCCCCGTTAAGTATAACCTCTGTAACAAATATGACAGAAGGTTAAGTATTTATACTAACAGATTTTTTCAGATCTGTCAAGCGGCGCGACCAACTGGTTGTTCTGAAGAGGCAGATACCTTCTCAACCAGGCGGTCGTCTAGATTATAGTACAGATGGTGGTGTTCTGTCAACACGTAGTATCCTGTTAAATTTTCACCATCGTCGGTCCACCCATACGACAAAACTCGCTCGTTAATGTCATGGTCATCAAGCAGTTTGTCAGTGTGAAGGTAATGGCCGTATGTCTGGTGCAAATTTTTCATAAGTCTTAGATCAGAAAACTGGTGTAGAACCCCCCTATTTTATAAGAGTTCTAACCAGTTTTGTTTATATTTTAGATTAAATTTATATTTCCGTATTATTACTTAAACGGATTCTTCTCCTGACTGAGTGAGGAATGCCCCACAAGAAAATGTAAGGAGTAAAAGAGCGGAAGCAGCAAGTAACATTATTTAATTTGCGAGAGGGATAGTTATTTATACTTAGAAGTACTACTATCTAGCGATTTGTTGGTGATTATGATCTTTTCACCATCATGCGTGAATTGTAACTCGTCATCAGGATGCCATAACAGTTCCTCATATAGGTCATCCAGTTTTTGCATATCCTCGTACAGAGCATTAGGATTTGGCATGATGTCCTTTCAGATCAGGGTTAGGTTGTGATTTACTCAAGTCTCTACGAGACTGATTCTTGATGACAATGAATGCATCCTTGTTATACTTGCGGTCACCCTTTTGAGATGACCACTTCTTATTGTATCCTTCAGGTTGTTCAATACCAGAGACCGACGTACCGCCAATCTCTATGGTGATGTCATCTTCAATAGACCACTGTAGTTTATTTATTGCCCTGGCAAGTTCATCGAAAACTTCACCTGGAGTTTTTGATCCTTCCAAGACACGTTCATCTGGTTCAAGGTTTCCAATCATTAATAAAGTTCTTCTTCAGTTTCAGTTTTAATTGTAACATCGGACTTAGGATATGTCACGCAAAGAAGTGCAAATCCTGACTCCATTTGATCATCATCTAGGAAAGACTGATCCTCTTGATTTACTGTGCCGGAGATAATTTTACCAGCGCAAGTCGAGCAAGCTCCTGCACGGCATGAATAGGGTAAATCCATACCCGCTTCATCAGCCGCGTCAAGAATGTACTGATCTTCTTCACATTGAATGACAGTTTCGGTGCTGTCGGGAGAGATGAGAGTAACATTGTAAGTCATATTAGGAAATTGAACTCAATCAAATTTTACTATCTATATAGACTTTTGTCAATATTGACTTGTAAAATCTGATCTAAGATGGATTGTAAGCGGGCATCATTAGACCGCCATCTGATCCGTCATCATCCTCGTCTTTACTTGCTAAAGCAAGCATCAAAAAGTAAGGGGTGATAATAAACACCAACGTTTGTAGTAGTGTCCAGTCGTAGTTCAAAAAATACCTGGAATGATTTGTCCAGTAGTAACATAAGCACCAACAGCGGCGATGAAACCGATCATTGCTGCACGTCCGTTAAGTTTTTCTGCTGTGTCGTTCATGGTTTTTTTCCTTTAATAGAGTTATGTTTATTATTAGATGCCGAAGGCACCAAAGAAGAAGAGACTACCAGTTGTCGCATAAGAAATAATTCCTGCAACAAAACCCATCATTGCCCAACGTCCATTTTGTTTTTCTGCACGTTCTGCATGGGTCTCATAACCGTAGCGTTCTGCTTCAGTTGTGTCAACCCACATGCGGGGTTCTTTCGCGAACATATTAGTTCGTCCGCCGTCTTCAGTGATTACAGTCATGTTAGTTGTGTAAAGAACTGTTACAGTATTATATAGGAAAGTTGAAGTTTTGTCAACCTTTGTAAATGTCGGTAAGAGGACTCGAACCTCCACAGCATAATGCCACTAGAACCTAAACCTAGCGCGTCTACCAATTCCGCCATACCGACAATTGGGGAGGGTCACTCCCCAGAGTCATGCACGCCACTTGTTCTTATGGAAAAACAAGAAACCCGAGGGGTCGTTAAACCCATCCCGACCAGGGCGCTTTTAAAGTCGTCCCGAGACTAGAGCCAAACACAGGACTTGAACCTGCGACCTGAGCTTTACAAAAGCCCTGCTCTACCAGCTGAGCTAGTTTGGCACAAACTTAAGGTATCCGTGCTTTGAACCCCAAACAATATCTCTCTTAACTGGATCTACACCTACATCAATAATATTATACTTACCTTCACTCAAACGGATGTCACATAATTGATACGCTTTGATGTTACCAACTTCTACCCAACAATCTTGACAGGTATTGTGTCCATACCATGAACCATCAGCTTGCAATTCAAAAACTAAATCACATCCCTGACGATACTCTTGATCAGTCGTGTACATTCTGGAATAAACTTTGTTAGCATCGTAAGTAAACTTAGCGATGTATTTTTTGTATGGACTGTCTTCTTCAAACTTATAAGCTTGAGTACACATGAATGTATCTGTATCAATCTTTTCGTTCTTAATTACAATCCACGGCCATTGAGCACCAGACATAGCCTGTTTCTCATTTTCAAAAGTGCCTTGGAAAAGTTCTTCAAATGTCATTTTAGCATGCATCGTTGTGGTCATTGTAACAGGCAAAGTCCGTTAGACTTTTTTCTGCATCCTCAAATTCCTTTGCGGGAACCATTGCAACCAGTCTACCATCTTCATGTTCAATAAAGAAGGTTTCACCGCCTTCACATCGATCCATATAGTGATCGAAGTTTGCTTCCATGTCTTTGACTTTAATGATTTCTGGCATTAATAATTCCTCACTTGATAATTGGGGAATCGGGGTGACAGGATTTGAACCTGCGACATCCTGCTCCCAAAGCAGGCGCGCTACCAAACTGCGCTACACCCCGATATCCTTAATTAAAATTCTTCATTCCTACGACGGTCTAAGTATTCAATAATCTCTCCACGCCATTCTAGAAGTTCATGATAACACATTTGATCATGTGCATCTTGACGTAATTCGTGGTCTGGTTTTAATACACTTTCATAAAAAATGTAGAATGCATCTTTACGTTTCTCTCGTTTCGTGGTGCTGTTCCAGTCCATTAAAATAATCCTCTAGATGGTTGAGTTGAATCCAATCTTCGGCATGATCATAACAATCAAACCAAACAATTCTACCTTGATATAGAATATACCAACGGTTAATTAAACTGTCGAAATCAATCATGTTATTTAATTAAGTACGCCAAGAGTTTAACTTGGCTACTCCTCCACCTGGACTCGAACCAGGGACAGGGTGATTAACAGTCACCTGCTCTACCAACTGAGCTATAGAGGATTATACGATGGACTTATTGTTATGCTTCCTATGGGGCATTTTTTCAACCCTAACATACCAACAGTTTCCAAAGAAGCAAAGAGAGTAACCAACTCTCAAGATCACAGTGTGGTTAACACCGCCGCAGGCGAGCTTATTCCCTGTCTAACGACTCAGGTTGGGGTCGAACCAACGACCGACTGCTTAGAAGGCAGTTGCTCTATCCACTGAGCTACTGAGTCAAAACAGACCCTACGAGTAGTAGGCGAGATAGTACTTTACAATACCATCAGATCTCATATTTCCTTGTGAAACCCAGTCATGAGCGCACTCTTGAATGGACTTCATATTATATATGGGTTCACCGTTTTTGTCAATCTGTGTCCCAAATCGGTACAATAGAATTTTGTAAACTTCTTCACGAAGTTTCATCTTCTGTTCTGTGTAGCGCCAATCATTGTCTTGAATCATTGATAAGTCAATCCCGAGCCGGAACTCCATCCGTTTTCTTGAAAGTTCTCAGACCCCCCTGGAGGGTCTATGTAGATGGTTGTAGAAGTGTTTTGAGTGGCAATGTCGTACATCGTTTGATGGATGTCTTCTGGTTCCACAGAGAAGGACTCCTCCCTCTCCTGTCGTTTGATTTGTGTTTCCTGTTCCATGTAGTCCAGCTGTTTTTCACTGTACACAGGATCAGAATTAAACCATTCATCACCACTTAGATATGGAGGAGCAGGAACTCCTGTATAATACTGGTCTTCATAATCCAAACCATCATCTTCATACTCAGTGGTATCTTCTTCGATGATGGGAGATTCTGTTGTTTCTTTACTTTTTTTGGCGAGTAATTCCTTGACTTCTTTGAGTTTTCTAATGATCATGATTGCCAATGATAATGATAAAAGTTACCTCTTGGATCGCACATAGGATCCTCAGATGCTACACGATAAGGAAGCATTGTTTGTCCCTTAAAGTCAGTTCTGTCACCAATAATGTTATACGCTTCGACTAGTTTATCAGTATTCTTCAGTTTTGAAATGATATGTTGTTTAGCAGCAGGACGGCGATAGAAGAAACCTTCATACTGCCCAGGAGCGTAAACCACATCAGCAACATTGTTAGGGTACTTTGGAGATCTGACCCTGTTTAGGATAGAAACTGCAACACAGTATTCATCCATTGTGTTTGGTGCTGCTTCAACTTGCACTGCACGGGCAAGGTGATCGTAGTCAACGGCACTGAGTGCCAAAATCGTTTCGAGAATCATAAGTATAAAATGAACAAGTGGGGGATACTGGGATCGAACCAGTGACTTATTCCTTGTAAGGGAACCACTCTACCGCTGAGTTAATCCCCCTTGTCACATCCATATTATAATGGTTCTGAGTCAGGGTGTCAAGCGTTTGTGGCTAGCAGATCGACAGTAAGATGTTCGTGTCTGATCTGGTTGTATTTAGACACTAGTTCTTCACTAGATTTGTGTTCCCAGATTTTGTATGTCTCTTTTAAATGTCTGTTGTACTCTTCAGGATTCTGTTTGTCAATCATCTCATGTGCTACGATGATTTTAATTAGATCCTTCCTCGTTAATGGTGCCATTTTTGAGTTCTAGTAATCCAACAAAGAATTCAGCATCTACCACAACCAATGGTTTCTTATGGTTTTTCTTCATGACCACTATAGGTTCGTAGTTTTTTGAATTCTCTTTGGCTTGTTCGTAAGCGTCCCAGACATTTAGTTTTTCGACATTCTTACATTCTACAGAGAATGGAAACTTTTGTCTAGCCGCTCGTGCCATAATTAAATCTTCACCACCGGCTCCCATAGATCGGGATTCGATATCTTCGGGGTGAATATTAAGTTTTTCGATAAGAATATTTCTGAACCACTTTTGCAAATTCCTACCTTTGGCTTTTGCAGATTGAGGTTTCATAGTAATCATAATATTATGATACTATTTATACGGTTTCGTTCCATGGGTCAGGAACTTTAACTTCAGGGCTTGAAGTCTCCACGCCGAACTCAGACTCGTTGGACCTTTTATCAACAAACGGAGATCTGATTGAGAGAGTGGGAAGACCTTCGATTCCAGAAGGTGTTTCCTCCACTCTGACGGTGATGGAGTGTTCATTGTCCCATAGTTCGTGTAATTCTTCTATCTGGCTATCTACGCCAGACATAGTTTGTTTTAGTTTTCCTTCCCAATACCACAATTCCACATAGGAAAATAGGTGCATTAGGATAGTATCAAAAGGTGGGTTCCTTTTAGAAATCCACCTTTTAATCTTTTGTATTGTAGTTTGTTCACCACCCCAGTGGTGCTCAAACTTAAAGTTGAAATCCTGCGAAGGTGTCTTTCTTGACATCTTGTTTGATACCTCCAACGATGTAAGATTCAATCTCAGTCTCTTGTGGGGCATTTTGTTGTCCCTTGGAGTTCAACCAGTACTGAGTCCATGGCAGAGGATTGTTTCTAGCAGCAATATCATAGACTGGATCAAGACCAATCGCTTTCATACGACGGTTAGCAACCCATTCAACATACTGACTTAGAAGTTTAGCGTTTAGACCGATCATAGATCCATCTTTGAACAGATACTCTGCCCAACTCTTCTCTTCATCAACTGCATTCCTAAACATACTGATGACATTCTCTTCCTCTTCCTGCATGATTTCTTGCATGACAGGATCATCACCGTTTGCCCAGTTCTTAAGAACATTTTGTGTGAGTACAAGGTGTTGTGACTCATCACGAGCAATCAATGAGATAATCTTTGCACTTCCTTCCATCAGTTTTAGTTCACCGAAGGCGAATGTACAAGCAAAGGAAACATAGAAACGAATACCCTCAAGGATATTCACATTAACCATAGCACGGTATAGTTTACGTTTCAGATCTTTGAGTTCCCACTCAGCAGATGGAGAATCTTTCCAATCTTGTCTCCATAGATTACCATTATCATATTGGTGAGCAGCATTGATAAGGTCATCATACGCAGCTGTAACGCTCTTTGCCCTACCCAGGATGCGTTCATCATCCAGAATGGTGTCAAAGACTTCAGAAGGGTCTGGATAGACGTTCTTCATGATGTATGTGTATGAGCGACTATGGATCATCTCCATGGTCTCCCAGATGGTCATAGCAGCTTCTAGTTCAGGTAGTGAACAGTAAGGCATAAAAGCCATCCCAGGACCCCTCCCTTGTACAGAATCCAGCATGACCTGATATTTAAGATTGCTGGTGAAGATGTGTTTCTGTTCTGGTGTGAGAGTCTGATAATCAGATCTATCTTTCTGGAGAGAGACTTCTTCGGGTCTCCAAAAGTATCCAAGTTGATTCTGTGTGAGTTTGTCAAAGATAGGATACTTGTATGAATCATACCTCTGGATTCCCAGAGGAGCACCGAAAAACATTGGTTGTTTTTTAGTGTTAACTTTATTTTTGTTGAAGACGGTCATACCGTCAACAGCGTTTTGGTTTACTGGTGTTCTTCTTAAATCCATAAGTCCTCAAATTTTACAAGAGTCGCAGTCATCTTCTTCTAGATTTTGCACTTCCGATAGTAGTGATTCTAATTGATCTTTTTTCTTTGTCAAGTCTTCATCGGCATCTGTCTTGGCATCGTAGGTGTTCTGATAATATGAAGTCTTCCAACCGTATTTGTATGTGGTCAAGAAGTCTTGTGCCATAACGGAGACTGGCACTTCATTGTCAGGATAGTTCTCTGGATTGTAGGACCAGTTACCACTGATGGCTTGATCAAAGAACTTCTGCATTACTGCAACGACTTTGATATAACCTTCATTACTGGACATATCCCAAAGAAGTGTATAATTATTCTTTAATGTATTGTACTGCGGAACAATCTGCTTAAGAGGTCCCTTCTTTGATTTTTTAACGGACAGGTAGTCTCTAGGTGGTTCGATTCCATTGGTTTCATTTGACACAACGGAACTGCTCTCCGAAGGCATTTGTGCGGACAGAGTGCTGTGTCTGAGCCCGAACTCCAGAATTTCTCCCCTAAGACGCTTCCAATCATATTTCAACTCATTCGGTACAATATCATCGACATCACTCTTATATGTATCAATCGGAAGAATTCCATCAGAATATTTGGTTCGTGAGAAACCTTCACATGGACCTTTCTCCCTTGCAATTTCGTTAGATGCCTTGAGAAGATAGTATTGGAATGCCTCTGTCAGGTCATGGACCAGTTGATGTGCTTGTGGTTCATTGTAATAGAAACCATGTCGTGCAATGTAATGTGCAAGACCAATATAACCAATACCAAGTGAACGACGATACTTAGTTGATCGTTCTGCAGCAGCAACTGGATACTGTTGATAGTCAATCAGTTCCTCAAGACCACGTACAGCAAGATCACAGAGTTCTTCTAGTTCATCTAGGTTCTTCAGTTTACCTACGTTGATAGCAGAGAGAATACAAAGTGCAATCTCACCTGCAGTATCATCAATGTGACTGATAGGATCTGTAGGAAGTGTAATCTCTTGACAGAGGTTAGACATGTTCACCTTGTCCTTGAAGGAGGAGTGAGTGTTACAGTGGTCGATATTCATCAGATAGATGCGACCAGTCTCTGCACGTTCCTTCAGGAGATCGAGAAATAGTTTTTGAGCACTGATAGTCTTTCTTGGAATCGATCCATCAGATTCATAACGTTGATAGAGATCATCAAAGTTGTCAGTGCCAAAAGCATCGTAAAGACCTGGAACATCGTGAGGTGAGAATAGGCTGATGTCTTCGTTTTTGATAAATCTTTCGTAGAAGATTTTAGTAATCTGGATACTATAATCGAGTTTTCTAACACGGTTATCCTCGGTTCCTTTATTGTTTTTTAGAACGATAATATCTTCTATTTCCTGATGCCAGATTGGAAAGTGGACAGTCGCTGACCCACCTCTGATACCGTTTTGAGTGCAACATCTGACAGTTGACTCAAACTTTTTGAGGAAGGGGACCACACCTGTGTGTTGAACCTCTCCGCCTCGGATTTTGCTGTTGATACCCCTGATTCTACCTGAGTTGATACCGATACCCGCACGTTGTGCAACATATTGGCCAATCGCCATATCAGAGCTAAAGATAGAATTGAGGGTGTCATCAATATCAACAAGCACACAGCTAGCAAACTGTCGAAGTGGTGTCCTGACTCCTGCCATGACTGGCGTCGGGATGTTGATTCGGTGTTTGCTGATTGCGTTGTAGTATTTTTCGACGTATTCAAGTCTTGTTTCCTTGGGGTAATTTTGGAATAAAGTAGCAGCAATCATGATGTACATGTATTGTGGTGTTTCATACACCTCATTACTACTTCGATCTTGAACAAGATATTTGTCTGCAACTTGTCGCAACCCAGCATAGGTAAACAAGAAGTCACGACCATGATCGATAAAACTATCGATTATATCCCATTCTTCTGCTTTATACTTATTAATGATGGAGGCATCGTAGACACCTTTCTTAACACATTTCTCAATATGGATAGAAAGATGAGTATGACTGATAGCCCAAGATGCACCAAATACAAATTTACGCATACTAAACAAGAGAAGTCTAGCAGCGACGTATTGATAGTTTGGATTCTCTAGTGTAATCAAGTCACTGGCAGAACGAATCAGAATCTGTTGAATTTGTTCTGTAGTAATACCATCAAAAAATTGGATTCCTGATTGCATTTCTACTTGGGATGCAGAAACGCCAGCAAGTCCTTCACATGCAAACTCTACCATAGTATGCATCTTGTCGAGATTTAAGGGCTCGAATTCACCAGTTCGTTTTTGTACTTTGATCCCGTTGCTCATACTCGTTTCCATTCAGTCAGTTTAATAGTTGCTTCTAGTCCACTATAGGTATTTGATTCTACCATAGTTTGTACGTCTCGTCCTGCGAGTGCCATATCGTTGAGATCTTTCTCTCCTACATTCTTTGGAAATATTACAACTCGATCGCCTCGTCTAATAGTTGTTTCAATTCTATTAACGATTTCTCTGTTTCTCGGTTCGTTGTCATAGATGAATGTAAATCTATAATCAAAAGAGCCGAGGTCAACATCGCTACCACACATAGCAATAGCGTTCCCAAGGAAATAGGAGTCAAAGGGTCCTTCTGTGACATAAACAACCTCATTAGTGTCAATACGATTTAGACCAAACACTTTAGGTTTGGAGTCATCCAACATCACTGTGATGTATCTTAGTTTTGTTCTTGGATTCAAAGATCTGCCTTGAAACCCGAACACTTCACCATCAGCAATTAGCGGTATGATAATTCTTGGTTCGTCTGTATCTACACTATCGAAGGTATGTTTGTGGGTGTTTGTCCACTGTTTAAATTTGTCTGTGTAGTACAATCCCTTTAGCGGGATTCGTCTGGAATTTAAATATTCAACAGCCGGGTGAGAACTATTTAGTTCTTCCATTTTGTCCAAACTGGACAGAATGTTTTTCTTGAACTTTGGTTTCTCAAACTGCAATTTCGGTGTGGGTGTGTTGGTCCCCTTTCCCGTAATTCCATTCTTGAATCTCTCCATGACATACTGGTCATGAAGCATAACATCGTGATCTTTTAGGAAGTTTGCAAGGGTCCTACCAACACCACAATTGTGACACTTGTAAACATAGTCAGCATTCTTCAGATAGAAAAACCCTCTTGCTCGATTCCTGTTACGTTTGGAATCACCACAATAGGGGCACCTGAAGTTATACAAACCTCTCTTCTTTTTTGCAAACTTTTCCAGTCTCGGAGAGTACAGGTTAATGTACTTCTCGTCAATGAAACTCATGCCACAATTTTACCGACTGAAGGTATGCTACCACGGATTGCTCCTGGTGTCAATTCCCTCTGTGGTAAACTTAGGATACTCCCAAATAACTCAGATGATTTCAGGATGACTACTGCTGCAGTACCGATACCAATAGTGATCCACCTGAACCTGGATAATTGATTTACTCGATCTTCTACTTTATCAATCTTCTCTTCAATCTTTTCTACGAGCTTTATGATTGCCTCGTTAGTCCGTTCACCTTCATCTAGTCTTGCTTCATGTCTCTCTAGAACTAATGCAACTCTGTTGCTATTCTCGGATATTTTATCTACAGCACGTTCTAACTTATCCAACATATCCTTGGACAGTTCTTCGTAGATACTAATTTTAGATTCTAGGACTTGAACCTTTCCAAGACCAAACGCCATTATTTTAACCTCTTGAATCAGCGAATTGTTGTATTTTAACAAGACCAGATGATGAACTATTAATAGTTTTGATCATCTTAACTCTATTACTGGCATTCAAATTTCTATATAAATCTACTAACTTGTTTGCAGCTGCAGGATTCATCTGCATTTTTTCACCTGAGTCAAATGTAATATCTCCAGATCCACCACCATGAACGATCTTTTTCAGTTGGTCAATTACTTTACCACCACTTTCGTTCAGTTGTTTCATCTGATGGTTTCTAACCATCTCTCTTAATTTTTTAGTTTTCTTTTGGTCTGCCCGCATTGCGTCACGATATGGTTTTGGCAATCTCCTTGGCACTTTACCCCTAAAATCTATGATAGGGTCATAACCAGCAGTGGGTCCAGCAGCATTTGCCGAACCCGAAAACCCACCAGTACCAGCAGAATTTGCGATTGTCATATCTTCTTCAATTCCTCTAAGCAGTTTTCATCATGTTTAAGTTGAATCATAGATGATTCATCAACTCTATTTAAGTACAGCATAAAAGACTTTAGTGGAGACCAATACTCAGACTCCAGTTTAAAAAACAAGAGGGGTGTACCAGCATCACCAAAGATGTTGTATATAACAATAATGTGATTTAACAAAAGATGTGTTTTAAGCACACCAGTTTTGACGTATCTTTTGAATAGTCTTTTGATGTACTTAAAACGTTTCAGATCTTCATAGAAGTCGTCTTTTGTTGCACATTGGGGATTGTCATAATGTTTTATAGCGAATAACAGAAAGTTATCCTCATTCAACTCATTAAACTTCATATTATAAGATCACAATTTATCAGGAGACGAACGTTAGAGTTGCAGCGGAAGATGTAACTTCTGCAGCACCCTTAGATGTAGTAATTTTAACTCTGTACTGGTTACCTGTGTTAGC